ACAAAAACTTGACTAAATAGAAGGATTGATTTAGAATGTATACATGTACTTGAATTTTATTATGGAGATATTATGGAACTGACGATTGAACTGAGCGAACTTCGCAAAAAGAAAATCTTTGTTGCCACACCTATGTATGGTGGGCAATGCCACGGAATGTACACTAAGTCAACTGCCGACCTCGCCAAGATGAGTGCAGCATATGACATTGATATACGTTTCTTCTACCTATTCAATGAATCACTTATCACTCGCGCAAGAAACTATTGCGCAGATGAATTCGTTCGATCAGACTTCACTCATCTGATGTTCATTGATAGTGACATTGGATTTGATCCAAACGATGTACTCAGTCTTGCTGCACTAATGGATGAAAATGATCCTGATGGTAAGAAGATTGTTTGTGGTCCATATCCCAAGAAAACTATCGCATGGGAAAAAATCAAGCAGGCAGTTGATCGCGGATTCGCTGATAAAGATCCAAACAATCTACAGAAGTTTGTTGGTGACTATGTATTCAATCCTGCTGAAGGGCAGACTACAGTAAAACTCAGTGACCCTGTTAAGGTGCTTGAGGGTGGTACTGGATTCATGATGATCACTAAGGATGCCTTCACTAAGTTTGATGCAGCATATCCAGATTACTCGTACAAACCTGATCATGTTAGAACAGAACATTTTGATGGGTCGCGTGAGATCATGATGTACTTCCAAGCACTTATCGATCCCAAGACTAAGCGGTATCTTTCCGAGGACTATATGTTCTGTCAGTGGATGCGTGAGTGTGGTGTTGATACATGGTTATGCCCATGGATGAAGTTGGATCACACTGGTTCATATACCTTTGGTGGTTCTTTGGCAGACCTAGCACAGATTGGTGCTACTGCTACTGCTGATCCAGATAAGATTGGAAAGGAGAAGCGCAAATGAGTGACTACAAGTACAATGAAGCAGAACTAGTACAGCAGTTGATGAATTACATTGACAATACCTATGATCAACACTACAGCAAGAATAAATTCCAAGCATCGGAGTTTATTTTTGATGCTGGTCATGGAGCAGGTTTCACCATTGGGAATATTATGAAGTATGCCCAAAGGTATGGCAACAAAGGTAGTACCGAAGAAGCAAGAAAGGATCTAATGAAGATCTTACATTATGGAATTATGGCGTTGTATAATCATGACGCACAACATGGAGTAATAGATAATGAAAATCAGTGAACAAACCTTCAACGTGTTGAAGAACTTTTCTAGCATCAATCCTTCGATCTCAGTCAAAGCAGGTAACACACTGCGCACAGTATCTGAACAGAGAAACATTCTAGCACAAGTTACTATTTCTGAGTCGTTTCCTAAAGACTTTGCAGTGTATGAGTTGAATCAACTGTTGGGTCTTGCCACTTTATTTGAAAACGGTGAGTATGACTTTGGTGACAATGCGCTGACTATTAGTGAGGGTAAGAACTCTTCGAGTTACACTTACACCGATTCGTCTATGGTAACTACGCCACCAGATAAAGCAATCGAACTTCCATCAGTAGATGTTACATTTGATCTTGCTTGGGATGATCTAAAGAAGATTATCAATGCGGCAAATCAGTTGGGTCTGCCAGAGATTGTAGTAAAAGGTAGTGGTGGAAAGATAACACTTGTTGCCACTGACAGTAAGAATCCAACATCTAATAAGTTCTCTCAAGATCTAGATCTAACAACTGATGTTGAGTTTGACTTCGTATTTAAAGTTGAGAACTTCAAGTTCATTCAACAAGACTATAACGTATCAATATCTCAAAAGGGTATCTCTCACTTCAAAGGTAACTCTGTTGAGTATTGGGTAGCAACTGAATCAGGGAGTAAATATAATGGTTGAAATAGATCTACAAACAATTAAAGTAATTGTATCAATTATTGATGTATGTTCAAAACGTGGTGCTTTCGAAGGCGGAGAACTTTCTCAAATTGGGCAAGTTCGAGAATCAATTCTCATGGCAGCACAAGAAGAACTAAAGAAAGAACAAGAAGAAAAGAAAGTGAGTAATGATGAGTAATGTGGTGATTCCTAGTGATGATGAAACAAAGAAGCGTATCCGTGGTGCGTTGGAAGAAATCTCTAACTCCATGACACGTATGGGTGCCGAGCGTGATCTAATCAAAAACATTTTACAGGATGTTGAAGATGATACTCAAGTTCCTAAAAAATATCTTCGTAAAATGGCAAACATCTTTCACAAGCAAAATCTAAGTGAAGTGAAAGCAGAGAACGACGACGTTGAAACCTTATACGAAACTGTTGTCTAATGTCTGCGGTAACGAGAAAACGCCACATTGCTAAAACCATTACATGGCGCATAACTGGTACAATCGACACGATGCTTATCGGTTGGTTGGTAACTGGTAGTCTAGAAGTTGGTGCAATGATTGGTGGTATTGAAGTCGTAACTAAAATGGTTCTGTACTATGCTCATGAACGAGTATGGTATAATCATGTCAAATTTGGAGTAAAAGATGATGTTTGATAATCAAAAACCTACAGTAGAAATGTTGGGACGTTGGCAACCGTGGCATGACGGACATACGGAGTTGTTCAAGAGATGTCTATCGATCACTGGGCAAGTATGTATTATGGTGCGTGACGTTGGTGGTGTCGTTGGACAAGACGCTGGTGGCGGTAGAACGGCAAAGCAAGACGATAATCCATTTGTGTTTAAAACTGTAAAGCAAAACATTATATCAGGATTGTTTGAAGCAGGGTTCACGCATAACGAAGACTACATAGTGATGTTAGTACCAAACATCGTTGATATCAGTTATGGTCGTGGTGTTGGTTATACTTTCACGGAACATGATCTTGGTAAAGAAGTGCATAATATCAGTGCAACTAAAATCAGAGCAGAAATGAGGGACAAAGGAGATCTGTAATGGGAATCACAGTAACTCAAAGAGCATTAGCAAGAATCGAGCAAGTCGATCCAACAGCACATGCAGTTTTGTCAAGTTGTATGACATCCGCTTTTGGTGGAACACTTACAGTAAGTGGGTTCCAAGAAATATTGGATGAAGCAGGCGTATTAAAGTCTGAAGATACTGATGTCGATTTTGTTATCGAAAGTATTGTTATGATAATAATGAGTGGTTGACTTTACATCGGATTGGTAGTAAAATAGATGTATTACGTGAATGGAGTACTATATTATGAGAGAACAATTTTTGTGGGTCGAGAAGTATCGACCAAAAACTATTAGCGATACCATCCTTCCTGATGATCTAAAACAAACGTTTCAAACGTTCGTATCAGACGGCACTGTACCAAATCTATTATTGACTGGTGGCGCAGGTGTTGGTAAAACAACTGTTGCTAAAGCAATGCTAGATGAAATCGGTGCTGACTATATCATCATTAATGGTTCCGACGAAGGTCGATACATTGATACACTACACGGTAAGATAAAGAACTTCGCTTCCTCAGTATCACTGGCAGGTGGACGTAAGTATATTATTCTTGATGAAGCAGACTACATGAATGCGCAATCGATTCAACCTGCATTGCGTAACTTCATGGAGACTTACTCAGCAAACTGCGGTTTCATTCTAACGTGTAACTTTGTGAACAAGATCATCGCACCACTACACAGTCGGTGTTCGGTGATTGAGTTTCGTATCCCTGCAGCACAGAAACCTAAACTTGCTGGACAGTTCTTCAAACGTGTCAGTAAGATTCTGCAGACAGAGGGGATTGAGTTTGATCAGAAGGTAGTTGCCGAGATGATCACTAAACACTTCCCTGACAATCGTAGGATACTGAACGAACTACAACGGTATAGTGTATCAGGTAAGATTGATGCAGGAGTACTGGCGAATCAAGTTGACTCTGATATGAAGACATTGATCACTGGCATGAAGAACAAAGAGTTCTCAGTGGTTCGTAAATGGGTTGCGCAAAATGTAGATGGTGATATGACTCCGTTCTTCCGTAGGTTCTATGAGTCCATACATGAACATGTAGCACCATCAAGCATCCCTCAGATAGTTGTGACACTTGCCGAGTATCAATACAAGTCTGCGTTTGCTGCTGATCAGGAAATCAATACCACTGCCATGTTGACGGAGATCATGGTTGATGCGGAGTTTCAGTAATGTCAGAGTCGCAGATAATTTTATTGACTGATGTTCTTGAAACACGGATCAGAAAAGAAAAAGAATTGGAGTTCTATCAACAAGAATTGGAAAAATTGCAACAGAAAATGTCATTCCTTAAAAAAGAAATAGATCTAACAAATCTGATTATCAATATCATTGAACAAGAATCAGTTGTTGATATTAAAAATGCATTGTTGGAGGATAAAAAATGAATCCCTTTGATTTCGTTGATGCAGTAACAAATACTAAAAAGGATCTCATGCGAGGATCAGAAAATGATTCTTTAATGGAAAAAGATTACAATTCATTTTTAATTAATCGTGCCTTATCATATCATGCCGACACGGTTTTCTTTGCTAACGAGATAAATCGTCTTCATCATCTAGATAATATTTTACAGTTTGATTTTTTACTAAATATTGTCAGACCCAAAAAGAGATTTGCTAAATGGGCGAAAAAAGATGATGACGCTGACTTGTTGATAGTTAAAGAATTTTATGGATATAACGATACTAAAGCACGCCAAGCACTCAACATCCTTTCCCCTGAGCAATTAAAAACAATAAGAAAAACGCTAATGAAGGGTGGCAGAGATGATAGAAAACATGATTGAGGTCATTCTCAATAATGAGGATGACTTTTTAAAAATTAGAGAAACGTTGACTAGAATTGGTGTAGCATCAAAAAAGAACAAAACAATATATCAGTCATGTCATATCTTGCATAAACAAGGCAAGTATTACATCGTGCATTTTAAAGAGTTATTTGCACTGGACGGTAAACCTTCTAACTTCGCTGAAGAAGATATGGGACGACGCAATACAATTGCGAATCTGCTTGCAGAGTGGGGTCTTGTTACTTTAGTTGATGTGGAAAAGAGTAAACAACCTGTAGCACCGTTATCACAAATTAAGGTGTTGCCTTTCAAAGAAAAGGATGATTGGGAATTAGTAGCAAAATATAATCTAGGAAAAAAGAGGTAAAAATATATAATGACAAATTTTGATATGGTTCGTGAATTTATGAACGCATTTGAGCAAGAGG